AAGATATATTCAGAGATGTTACTACACCAAAATTTAGTGTTACTGCACCGGGTTCAGGAACGTCACCATTCTCTATTGCTAATTCCACAGAAGCAATAGTTTATGTGGCTAAATCAACCATTCTAGCAGGTAAATCTTTATCAACAAATCAAACTGATACTGATACTCCTACTACCTTAAGAGGTAGTGCAGACAAAGGTATAAACTTTATTTCTGGTAAAAAAATAAATGTCTATACTGGGCAGGATTCAACATCATTAGTTGGGTCAAAATCAGACACATATGTAGGATTAGATAATGAAAACTCATTAGGTTATACTATTTCAAATACTGTTCAAATTGATTCTAATATGTCCCCGGAAGGTTTTGTTCCTTTTAACTCTGATGGTACTGAAAACAAGTTACACACTGTTTCCTCTATGACCGAGTACGATGTAATAGATATAGAAACGTTAGATGATGGACTTAACAATATCAGCGTAGCCCCAATCATGCCCACTGTCTTAGGTAGGATTGATTCAAATACTGCTAGAAAATCTATTACTAACGAACAACATATTTATCTAATTAACAAAGGGGGCTTGCCCTCCGGTGGGATATTACACCTATTAAATTCAGAAGCAATAACTAATAACGATTCTGAAAATTACCCTATATCCTTTGTAGGAAAATTAAATGATGATAACCTAGGTTCACCTAAACTATATGCAACATATAGTACTAGATTCGGTTCTTTTATGTGGAGGTATTCATACCTTGAAGATGGTAGTATATACTATCAGGATGAAATAGGTGATAGAATAACTAATACTGCTAAGACATCTATACTTGGTATTACTGGTCTAGATTTATATAGAGATAAAAAAGGTAATATTAGAGCCTGTCTTACTGGTGTAAGAATTGATGGTAATGGACAAACTATCGCTTTAGGTGATGATAACTCAGTTTCTGATACAAAATTACGGGAGGGTTCTCCTGAAACTAGGGGTCCAATGCCCGTATTGGGTAGTAATTTCTATGATACAACTTTGATTCCTAGAAACTGTGATAACGCAAATCATAGTCAAGATTCTAGTAGTATTGCGAATAATGACCACGATAATTACAGAGAAAAATACTGGGGTAGGTTATTGGCCCAAGACAGCGATGACGATAATATTTTCTATGTAGATAAGATGTTCTTTGAAGCAAATGACCCCAAAGCAATAAATACTTTTTTGTTTGCATTGGGTGATATTTATCCTGATAGTATGACTAGACCTAATCATATAGGTTACCCTGCAGCCTCACGGTCTTTTACAGATTACTCTCTAATTTTTAAAGCCAGCGGTACTACGGTAGCAGGGATAGAGCATGATAAATATGTCGGACAATTAACATCTAAAAGACAAAATGATGCCTCTTATGATATTTTACCAGTCAACACAAGTTCTATTTCACCTAATACTATGAAAAGATTTGGAGTAGTTAGGTTGGTAGAGATGACTATGGATTGGCATTTTAATAATGTTGATGTAGAAAATAAAACTGATATAAATAATTATACTGCGATGCTAGATGTTCATAATAAAAAATTCCAATTGCATAATGAATTATTTAGTGCAAATGACCACCAAGTTAAATTTCATACTGCAGTATTAAATCTTGGAGCAGAATTAACTAATGGTGCTAGTAGTGTGACTTTAAATGCATCTCCAGCGGCTACAGGTGGAAGGTCTAGTTCAGGATTAACAAGTTTACCTACTAATTATATAAATACTAGCGCAACAGTTACTGCTGTATCTGGTAATGTAATAACAATCAGTAATGGTGCTTACGGTAATGCTAGTCACTTTCACGAAGGTATGATTATTGCTAGAATTGGTAATACTGCTACGTCTGTAACTAACGAAGATAGACAATATGCTATGATAGAGAGCGCAGCAGATAATAGTTCAAATGTAGAAATTACTCTTAAATCCGCAAGTAGTAGCGAAAATGGTCCTAACGTTCCTGAGTATGAAAAGTTATTTGACCATGCTTTGATTAACCATTCACCTGCTGACCCAAGTGTTTCTGGTGGAGATATTATACAAATAGTACCTATTGAAATTTACGCTGACCCTCTTACGGGTTCTTCTGCTACAAGTCCTAATAGAGTTTTTATAGGCACAGTTAGTGCCATAAGTGGGGCTACTATAACTTTAGGTTCTAACTATAGTGGTCCTACTATTGCTAATGGAACTGAAGTATATTTTAGCGTTGGGCCAGATTCAGTTCATCAAAGTGGGACACCTATAAATATTAAACATGATTTTAATGTAAAAATACAAGAATTCAATTCACATATTATTAGTGGTAGCGTCCAGTTTCCTTGGTTTGTAACTAATAACAATGCTGGATATAACCACAATAAAGAATTAATACATAATCAACTAATAAGTCCTTTATACTTAGGTAACACAAATACTAATGTTATTGCCTCGGACTATGGGCCTCTGGATGTAAATAAGGGATATTCCCCATTTAAATCTAGTATTCAAGGATTAATTAGAAGTAGTTCTAGAGTTATTAATGAAATGTTAGTACAAGATAGTTTTACGCAAACAAACACTAGTAATACTTCCCGTCTAACGGAAGTAGAAGTTTCTGGTGGTTCTAAGATTAGAAATAATATGATAGGTTTAATTACTAGAGGTTACAAACCGAATGCGTTTTTTGAAAATACGATGCTAAATGCTAAAAGGTCTAAAGATGTTATATTAGATTACCCATCAAATTCTTCAGATAACACAATGAATGTTAGAACTACAGGGGTTGGGTATGCTAGTGAATTTCAGGCTGGTGCTTATCTTAACACTAAAATAGGTGTTGATTCAGATGATTTAGAAAATATAGATAAATTTGAGGCCATATATTTTCATCCAAGAAATGATGAAGATGGTGGTGGTGCTTCCGACGAATTTATTAGATTGTTAAGTAATAAGTTTAGAAGTAGTTTTGCTAGTGTAATTGCAGATGCTGCGATTCTTGTAGATGATATGGCTAACGCACAATATGGTTCAGGTAGTGTTAACTTTACAGTGGGTGATGCTTTCTTATTAGGTATGCGGGCTGACTATATTATAGCAACTACCGGTATGACTTTCCCAATTGTTAATTTAAGTTATCCTAAAGGTGATGGTGATAATTACTTTTATAGCACTTCTTACGGCCAAGCATATTTAGGTTCTGCTCAAACTGCTCATAGTGGAACTTCTTCGGATAACCCATACGCTGCTTTGAAGTTTGACGAATTAAGTAGATACACAAATAGTAATAAATTACAGGACGAAGGTACAGGAGAGTTAAATTCATATTTAGGATTAACTAAGGCGGGTAACGGTATTGAAGAAAAATCATCAAGTCCGGTGCAAGACCAAAGATTCAATGAAACCTCAATTACCGGAGCAGAAGTATACTATAAACCGGTTGTAAATTTACAGGCTGATGATGTAGGTATTGGTGGAACAATAGATATTCATGCTCAGAAAAGACGAAGGATTACTTTTAGTATTTATAATACTCCAGACAGTAATCATATTACCGAACTAATTGAAAATAAAAGTTATGCAAATGACGGAGATGATAGACAATTACATAGATGGATTCATTTCTGTCCTGACCTTACGGGTTATTATTTAGTTAGTGAAGAAGGCAAAACGTTTGCTAATGCCTCTACATCCAATAGAGCAATTAATAATACTGTTCCCACATTTATACATAAAATTATATCTCATACTATAGAGAAACAATTATCTGAAACAAGTAACACAGAATACTTTAAACACGTAATTGAAATAGATAATGCTAATACTTATAGCACAGGGTTTTATCGAGTTATGAGAATATCACAAGATACATTCTATGACTTTACCCCGTCAGAAATTAACCTGTTAACACTATCTAATTCTTATTCTAAAGTAACAGGTAGCGATAAATGTTATGGGCCTATTAATAGGTTTAACTATTATGATGCTGGGTTTGATGCCAGTGTAGATACTATGTATAACGAGGGTTTACTATCTATGTTTATGCCTATTAATATAGATGTAATTGACGGAGGCTTCGTAGATATTAGAAGTGCACAACATTTCGCTACTGCTACTAATTCACCTGAAACAGTTAATGGTGTAGCAAATGTTACAAAACCAAGATTTGTAGATAATACAACATATCAAATGTCTATTACCGATGGGCACTCTAGATATAGTTCAGGGGTTAAAGTAGCAAGAGCGAACACCACCCCAGTTGTATATAGATTAGAAATGTCTAATATTAAAGCAATGGGTGGTGTAGTATCTTTTGGGGAGATTTTTACTTTGTCTACTTTTAATAAACCTAAATTTAATGGTAAGCGATGTTCCATAGGTACTAATTTCCAAGTAGTAGATGAGGCAGAACAAGTAATTAATGATTTAATAGAAAATACAGATATAACATATACTCAAACAACAGATACTGCAAAGTACTATGAAGCGTTTAATGTGCAAGGTTTAGACAGTTTTAGTGCTGTGAATTTTGTCGCATCTCTCAAAAATAGAAAATTAATAGTAGACGGTAAAACCGTTCAATTAGTTAAGGATATTGAAGATGAAGATTATACTAATATTGAATTTAATGAATTTGATGCAGACAATAGAATAGGACAAATATCTAGAGATAATAACTTATTTGATTTCTTTAATCAAATTACAGTGTATGGTGACGGCGTTAAGAGCACAGTAAGAGATTATAATTCTGTAAAGAAAGATGGGTTAAAAGAATTAGAAGAGGTTGACTTAACTATAGTCACAGAAGAAGCATGTAAAAGAAAGGCTATGAATCTATTACGAGTTCACTCGGAATCTAGTCCAGCAATATCTTTTAAGGTGTTATATGAACAATGCCCATACTTAAGACCCGGACAAATAATTAATATTAATTACCCATCAGAAAAAATAGCAAGGGGTGAGTATATCGTATTGGAAATTAACTATGAAATAGGAGGATTCATGGATGTTAAAGTAGGTAAATATGCTAAGAATCTAACAAACCGCATTGCAGAATTATTAGTACAGGGTAAAAGGGTAGATGCTGCTTTACGTGGTGACCGATATAAAACCACGACTCCTAGCAGTTTTATACAAGAAGAAGTTGCGCTTAGAGCAGTTAAACTTAAAGTACAGTATACTACTGCTACAAGTACAGTAGCAAATGTATTTGGATTTACGACCATATTTGGTGTTGATACAACACTAGGAATAACGGTCCCAACAGGAGAGTCAACACAAAACTTGGAGTATGATTTACTATGATAACAGAACTAGCAAGACAAGCACTTAGGGATTTTGTACAAGATAATTTTTTAGGATATAAAATAGGCACAGGTGGAGATAGTTCCAACCCAAATGCTACAAACTTAGATGCACCGCTTAGTGTAGGGGGTACAGAACTTCAAACTAGTGGAATAACTATAACCACTTCAGGTATTTCGTCAATTGATTTCACAATAACTTTAAGTGCTAGTTCCTATGTAGGAGAAGTAATAAGAGAGGTTGGTATTTTTAATACCGCAACAGATATTACAATTGATGGAACAACCTACGCGGCTGGTGCAATAATGTTAGTGAGAGTCCCTTTTGATGGTATTGGACCTATTACTTCTAGTGATAATATAGAATTAGTTGTTTCAGTGGACGTGGTATAATGGTAGCAAACGAAGGGAAAATTACTACATTTGGGACTACAGGAACTCTTGGTGGTTTAGTAGACGGTACCGATACTATTCATACCGGTGTTGCTAAAACATTATTTGCTATTGCTTCTGGTTGTCGTGTTGTTAGTAGTGGAACTTTTACACAATCTTCTGATGATTTTGTGTTGGCTAACCCAACTACTTATAGAACACTAGGAACAAAAGTTACTTTATCTAGTAGTTCCGGACACAATACAGTTACAGTTGGTGCTGGTGATAGCACTTACGATAGATATGATTTAATATATATTGATGCTGGAAACAATAGATTAGCAATTAGTGCGGGTCAAGTTAATCCTGCTAGAATTGCAGATATAAATAATGATGATGTTCCAGTTGCTATTGTTAAAGTAGCGGCAGGTGCGGCGGCAACAAACACACATAGTTTCCAAACTTTAATGAGTGTATATAATACAGATAGTTTTGCTGGTGATGATATAGTTAGTTTAATTATAGGTGCAGATGCAGATGGTACAGATAGAACAATTACTTTTGGTCATTCAACTCTTAAAACAATTATGGGAATTGATGATAGTGCTGATAAATTTATTATTAACACTGATGCTACTTTTGATGCTACTGCCGCAAATAACTCATTAACAATTGATGCATCACATAATGTTACTATTGCTGGTGACTTAACTGTTACTGGAGGGATTATAGATAATAGTGGAAGTATTGGTTTTAATAACGGACAAAACGCAACACTTGACGTTGCTGCTACCGCACATAACGTAGCAGGTAAGAATCTAACAATTAGTGCTGGAACTACAACTGTTGGAACTACAAATGATATTGCTGGTGGTTCAGTTACTATTAAAGGTGGAGCAGGTAAAGGAACAGGAGCAGGTGGAGATATTGTTTTTCAAACTGCAAATGCTGCCGGTGGTAGTGCTCACACACCTTTAAATTCACATGCTACTGCTTTAACTCTTAGTGATGATTTATCTGCTACCTTTGGTGGGAATGTATCTTTTGCTGGAACAACTCTTACTAGCACAGGGGCTGATTTGAATATAATTTCTGCTGGTAACATGGTATTGAGAATAGATAGTAACAATGATGAAACCGGCCAATCTTTTGCTTTTCAAAATAACGCGTCTACAGAAATTGCCAATCTTAGTGAAGCAGGTAATCTACAAATAGACGGCACTTTAAATGTTGATGGGTCTGGTGCTTCAGATATTGCTGGTCCTTTATCTGCTGCTGGCTTACATACTAGCAATGCATTTACTACTGGTAGACAACTTATAAATGCTAGTGATAGTAGTTCATCTAATAGAATAGTTAGTGCTGAACATACAATGATATTTTTCCACACTGCTGATTCTAATAATAACGTGTGCACTTTACCCACAGCAGTAAATGGAACTATACAGTTTTTATTTAATGTTGATTCCGCTCATGATATTACTATAACTTCTTCACAACATATTAATGATAGTAATACTGGACATACGCTAATTCCTAGTGCTAATACTATTTCTCTAAAACCTTATCAATCTATTATTTTAAGAGGTGCAGCAGATGATAGTCCTATGAACGCAGGATATTATACGCTCGACTTTGATTCAGATACAGGGACTACCAGTGCTATTGAGCAAGGATTACATACTATTTGGGTTCCAGCCGCATCTATGTACCCTAATACTACTAGTGGTTGTGCTGCCTTAGCACAAGTAGAACTAGCAAATGGTCCCGAATTAAAATGTTTAGATTTCGACACTTCTTCAGATGAGTTTGCTCAATTTACAGTAGCGTTCCCTAAATCATGGAATGAAGGAACAATAACCTTTCAACCATTTTGGACAGTTACAGGGACAAATACAGGTACAGTTGCTTGGGAATTATCGGGTGTTGGGTTTGGTAACAGCGATGATATTAATACTGCTTTTGGAACTGCCATTTCTACTACTGCTTT